TTACGAGAGTAGGAATCGACTCAGGCGAGATATTGAGTTTCGAGTCCGGCGCGCTTCGGAAGTTGTATTTCTTCGGTTCCATCTCGATCTCCTTACGCCACGGCTTTGTACTGCGTGTAGTACCACGAGTCGATATAGTCGACGTCTCCGCCCTGAGCCCATGCGGTGAGGTCGGAGAGGAACGCTTTAGAATCCCGAAGGTGCGGGCGAACGGAACACCCACACTGTGGATGGGGATAGGTCGGGATATTGCCCTCCATGTAGGGGCCGCCCGCGGCAAGATCCTCGCACTCGCAGCCCCAATGCTGGCGCCCTGCCTGAAGTACCCAGTCGTAGAGGCCGTCATTTGCCGGGTTGGCCTCGCCAGAGAGCACGGCCGCGTCCTGCAGCGAAGCGCCGAGCTCCGAGCGCACGAGGCGCGCGGCTCGCCAATCGATGCTCTTCGGGATACGCTTCGCGAATTCCGCCGTTCCACGCTCGAGGTTGCCCCAACGATTAAGAAGCGCGACCTTGCCATCGGCGGGATAGACCTGAATGTCGCGCGCGATCTTGACCGGGTCGCGCCCCTGGGCGATCCCGGAGGCAACGGTCATCTTGATAGACTCGAGCCAGTCGCCGCGCACACCATCGCCGCCCCATATTCGCTGGGAGAACGTATAGCCGTCCGACCATAGGCGCGAAGAGAGCGAGGAGACGACTTTCGAGGAAACAGAGGCCACGAGGCGCCCGAGGCCGTCCTCGGTGATACGCTTCGTCGCCCTCGCGAGCTTGGCCGCGGTCCAGATGTAGTCGGCGTCGATCTCAGGGAAGAGCGATGCGGTCCGGGTGATGACCGTTCGCGTCGTGGCCTCGGTCCCGCGCGCGACCTCGTCGGCAGCCTGGGCGAGCTTCGAGGCGAGGACTTGCCAGCGCCCGACCGTGAGTTCGGAGAGCCCGCGATCGAGGGCATCCTGCACGACCGCGGCCGCCTCTTCGGCGGCTTTCTGGTAGACATCGACAAGCTGTCGGCGCGCAGCGATATCCATGCGCGCGGCCATGGCTCGAGCGGTCGCATACCTCGTCGCGTAGTCCGCGGCCGACGGGCCGCTCTGGCTGTAACGGGCCCGGACCATGAGGGCGAAGTCGGCGCTCATTCCTTGCCGTCCTTCGCTGCCCGCTCTTCGCCGTCTCCGGGCTCGGTCGTATCGAGCGGCGCTGGTTCGTTGCCCTGCTTGCCGTCTGCGCCCCGACCCTGAAAATCCTCGAGGCCCGAGCCGTACTGCTCGCCGACAAACTGATGAAAGAGCGCCATGTCCTGGATGCCCGCGAGGAACTCGTCGAGGTCGCCGCTCTCGGCCTCGGGGAAGTTGACCTGCCAGAGGTTGTAGACCATCTTCTTCGTGAGCGTGCAACTCTGGGCGAGCTGCCCTAGGCCCGCGGCGAAGCGCTGGAAGATCTGGCTCTTCACGTCCGCAGAGATCGACTCGAGGCGGTTCCACCCCATCTCGAACTCGGCGTACTTCTCCATGCGGACGATCGAGAGGATGCGCAAGGAAGCGGCATAAATCTGGTAATAAGGCACGTCCTCTTCGCGGCGAATGGCCTCGACGTAGGAGACGGCTTCCTGCATTTGCGTGTCGGCCGTGGCATGGTTGCCCGTCGCGAGTCCGCCCCAGAACATCTCGGGGATGCCCGAGCCCTCGAAGATTTTCCAGTATTTGCGCTCAATCGCCTTCTCGTGTGCGGCCGTAGCGTCGCCAGGAAGAAAGACGTAATCAGTATCCTCGTCCTCGCCGTTGATGATGAGGTCGGTTCCTGAAACGTCGTACTCGGCGAGGAGGTCCGGGTCGTTTGCCCCGAGGTTATTGAGGAGCCAGCGTCCGACGTCCCTGACGCCCTGCTTCTGTTTCGGCCTGAACTGCGTGAGGATCTGCGACACCATGTAGTCGATATCGTGGTAATCCTTGAGGTCGCGGATGATGCGGGAAAAAACCGAATAGCCGCGAAGCTCGTCCTCGTCGGCATCGTGGGCGAAGTTGATCGGCAGTATCCCGGCGACGTTGCGCGAGGTCGAGTCGGTGACGCCAAGAATTCCCGCCCCGATCCAGTTGACCGAGACACGGTCGCTCTGGAAGCGGCGCTTGCGGCGCGCGTGCTGTGTCTGGTTTTCACCGATCGAGAGCAAGTAGTCCTCGTCGGTGAGAATCGCGTTCGGCTTCCCGGTAATGATGTCGAGGAGAATGTCGGAGATAGAGGAATCGGGAATCGCTTCCCAGACGAGGGCCTGGGTCGCAGCATCAAAACGAGGGAAGCGCCAGGCCGTCCCGGCGAGGAGGCGCGTGCGCTCGAGCTTGACGATGCGATCGGCCATCATGGCCGTGATCTCGTCGAGGACCTCTTGCGTGCGCTCATCGTCGGAGTGCGGCGTCGGCAGGCCCATCATGTTGATCGGGATGTTGATCGGCGTGAACATGAGAGGCGACGCAAATTGCAGCCCCTGGAAGGTGCCGTGATAGGCTCCCTTGAGCATCTCCTCATTGGCGACAAATCCGCCCGTAAGGTCGCGCTGATTAGGCCGGCGAGCGCGCGTCCTCGTCGGCGTATCCTTCTCCTTCCCGAAGAGCCACGAGAAGGGGCCGGGCTTTCTGTCTTCGATCGTCATCGCCTGGCCCTCCTCTCTGCGAGGGCGGCGCCGATGCGGGGATCGCCGGGAGCATTCCCCACCTGGAGCGTGTAGCCGTCTGAAAGGTTGTCGACCTGGTCGTCGTGTCCCTTCCCCGTTCCATCGAAGCGCAACAGCTCGTCGATCCAGTCGTTGTTCCAGTCGCCTTTCTTGACGTGGACGTGGTAGGGCGCGGCGAAGATCGGCTCAAGCGGCGTCGCGCGTGCCCCCTTGTCGCCCTGCTCGAGGATCGCCGTCCACGAGATATCGGGGAGTGCCGCCTTGAGGTATTCGAAGGCGTCCTTCGCATCGAGACTGTAGCCGAGCGCCTGGCGGACATACGGGCCGTCGGATGTAGCCAGGCCCTTGATGATCCTGTCGCGCTTGGCTGCGCCCTCGCGCGTGCGCGTCACATTGGCGACGTAGAGGTGCGGCACGGGATCGCCAGGCTCTTTGAAAAACGAGAGCAGCGTGCCGCTCGTCCAGTCCGGGTCATCACCCGCCCTCTCTTTGGCCGTATGCGCGAGATCCCAGATACGCGCCCAGCGCTTGTCCGTATGGACAAGCATCTCGTCTTGCCAGTCGATCGTCGAAATGTCGAAGCGGCCACCGGTTCGGATGATGGGATTGCAGTCAAAGAGGGCGGACGAGGAATACGGTCCCAATGTCGCGTACTGCGAGCGATACCAGGCTTCGTCGTAGCGCTCGAGGAAGAGGTACTTCCCCGGATAGGTTCCCTCGCCCGTATAATCCGCGGCCTTGGCCGGGAAGGACAGAACCTTGAACTGCGGAAAATCGGGATTCTCGGCCATCTCGCGCTTGATGCGGCCGTTAATGTCGTCAACGTGCCATTGCGTCGCGAGGACTATGCAGATGCAGACCGGAGCGCGGCGGGTCATGAAATCGTCGGTGAAGGCCTGCCAGGACTTATCGCGGAAGACCTTGCTCTCAGCCTCAGCGCGGCCTGAGCAATAGTCATCGAGCACGCCAAGGTGAAATCCGTTGCCCGTGAGGCCGGACTGAAGGCCGGACGCATAGAGGCGCCCGCCTGTCGGCTGGCCGGCCTCGTCGACGAGAACCCAGTCGTCCTTCTTGTTCGTTTCGTTCGAGAGGGTCACCTTCGGATAAAGATGCCGATATTTCGACGATCGCACGACGTTGCGGCCGAAGGTCGAGAAGCTCGCGGCGAGGTTCGCCTGATAGGAGACCTGAAGGACTTCCTTGTCGGGGAACTCGCCGAGGAAATGCGGGCCGAGGTAGCGGGAGACGAGGTCTGTTTTTCCTGAGCGAGGATGGACGGCGATGAGGATGTAGGTGCTCACGCCCTGGCGAAAGTTCTCCATCGCGGCATCGATCTCAGCGCAGATACGGCGAGTGTGAAAGCCCTTCATGAAGGGCTCTTTCTTGACCCAGGTGTAGGCCATGAAGTCGAGATGATTTGTGCGCGCCGCCTCGCGATCCTCCTCCTCGAGAAGCTCGAGGAGCTCGAGCTCTTCGCGTTCGGTTCGGCACTCTACGACGCAGCTCATGCCTGCGCCCTCTTTTTGAGTAGCTCAGCGATACGGGCCTTCCGCTCGGAAGGTGAGAGGAGCGAAGCCTCGAGCGGACCGCCGTCGGGCCCGGTGACTTCGTGGCGATTGCGCCACCTATTCGGGCGGCGGTTATTGAGCCAGTAGATCATCGCGGTAACATCGGGCGGACAGTGCTCGACATAATCTGCGTAGACAGGTTCCTTCGCATTGGCAGGCATGAAGATCTTCACGGCCTTGTAGTCGTAGCCGGTAGCGCGAGAAAAGAGGCATGCCTCGACCTTGTCGTCAGGGTCGGCCTTGCCTCGCTTTAGGGACTCCGAAAACTCGGAATGCTGCTTCTTCCAGAGATTCAGGGTCGATTCGGATTTCCCGAGCTTCTCGGCTATCTGCTTGTCCGTCTTCCCCGCCGCGGCCCAGGCCTCGGCGAGGGCGGGATGAATCGCGCTGTCGTAGTCTGTCGGTCGGCCCGTTTTCTGAGCGCTCTCTTTCTTCGCCTTCGAGCGCGCGCCCCCGGCGACCTTGGCTTTCGCCTTAGTCGCTGCAGGCCCTTTGCTCTTCGCGCGGGTCATGACCAGTCTCCTAGACCAGCAC